GCCACTCATTCCATCACGCAAATCTTATCAATACAACTTATATCACAACAGCATCATTACCTTTGAGATATGAGATTGCAAATACTGGAATTACAACGAGTGCGAGCACATTAAAACAAGTTTGTTCTACTGTAATTTCAGAGGGTGGTTATGAACTTCGTGGATTGCAGCAAGCAGCAGGAACACCTGTTCAAACACCAGTTGATTTAACAACTGCAGGAACTTATTATACTGTTTTATCAATTCGTCTTAAAGCAACGCCAAATAGATTGGATGCAATTGTAATTATGACTGCACTTTCAATTCTTGGTATTACAAACAATGCAGTTTATAACTGGCAAGTAAGAGCAACAGGAACATCTGTTGGTGGAACTTGGGTCGATGCTGGTATTGATAGTTCTGTGGAATATAAAATTGATGGTGGAACTTATACTGGTGGAAGAATATTAGCATCTGGATATTTGTACGGGTCTAATCAAGGTTCAACACCAGTTGATATTCTTAAAGAGGCATTATTTAAGTTTCAGTTGGAAAGGGATGCATTAACAGGAACACCTTATGAACTTTCTCTCGTTGCTTCTTCCAATTCTAATGGTGCAGATATTCACGGGTCTATGGACTGGGAAGAGATTAGTAGGTAATTATTATGAGTGAGTTTCCTTGGGGTGTTGTAATATTATTATCCTGCGGACTTGCCTTTACTGCATATATCATTTACTACATATTAAGGTTAGCATTTGAGGAAATGAAAGATGAAGAACCTAGCGATCATTCTGTCAGCGACAAGTCTAGCGATTAGTGGAGCACTTTGTTATGGTGCTTATGTAACTTATCAGAAAGCACAGAAGATTCTTAACAACCCAGAAGAGTTTGTTGGTGCCGTTGTAGAGAAGCAGGTTAATAAGGCATTTGAAAAACTACCTATTCCCAAACTAAATACTGAGAAGTTTAAATTACCATTCTAATGGCTGACAAAGATCCTTACGTCTATAGAATACGTTCAGTTCACAAGGTAGTAGATGGCGACACTATTGACGCTGACATTGATTTGGGTTTTGATATCTCCCTTACTAAGCGAATTCGTCTTGCTGGTATCGATACCCCAGAGAGCAGGACAACTGATGCGTATGAAAAGAAACTTGGTCTCGAAGTTAAAGATTGGCTCAAAGAAAGACTAAAATTTGCTAAAGATATTTTAATCAAAACAGAACTACCTGATAGTACCGAAAAGTATGGTCGTATCATTGGTCATCTATATGTCAATGGTGAAGAGATTTCCATCAACAATCAAATGATTACTGAAGGTTATGCTTGGGAATATGATGGTGGAACAAAGAAGAAAGATTTCGACCTACTTCTATCAAAAAGAAAGTCGAGCTGATAACTTCTTAGCAATCTTTTTAGGTGGGGCATAGAGACCTTTAAATCTCTCTTGCCCCTCTTTTGTGAATTTATCTTTCATTACATCATCAATAATAATTTTATTGTCCATTTCATAGTAAGCATTGGTCTCTACTTGGTCGCGGATATACTGCTCTACGTTATCTGTCTGCGCTACTAAGCGGGTGCCATCTGCAGAGTATTCAAATATATCAACATGTCCACCGTCTGACATGACATAATGTAGAACAGGTTTAACTTGTTTAATTTTAATTTTAAATTTGTTTTTTGTTGCTTCTCTAATCAATGGTTCAGCAGCGTTTTTAACTACATTTAAAACTGTTGTTGATGCCATTGTAGCAGCAGTGGTTACTACTGCGACAGCACCAGCCGTAGCAACAAGAGAAGGGTCAGGTAAATTAATATCGACTCCATAAACACTAAAAGATGGTGTTGTTTTTGGTTTATCCGCTGGTATCTCAGCAATAGGTGTTTGTGTGGGAGGGGTTTGAGTAACTTGAGGCAGTTGAGGTGGGGGGGTAGAGTCTGGAAGTCCTCTATTTTTTGCTGCATCTTCTTGTGCCTGCTTTTCTTTATCCGCCCTTACAGCAGCATCAAACTCTTCTTGTGTAGGTACATTAATAATTGGATATTTAATAGAAGTATTTGGCATTTCAAATACTGGAAGTGCCATTCCACGAACAACAGGAACTTCTACACTACGAAGAACTGGTGGTTCTATTGTTGAAATAACACTAGGACCATTAATACCAACTTTTGGTACTTCGTTGGTATTAGTTTTTATATTGGCAATTCCATTTGCATTACTTATTGGTGGTATGAGATCCATTTGGATACCTCACAACTACGTCGGCACAGATTTTATGGTAGGGACTTTCTGGATGAAATGTAATACCAGACTTGATTGCCTCACCACACTTTAAAAGTCTTACTAATTCAAAATCAAGTCTTGCTTTATCTGATTCAGCATTTTGTCTTTTGATTTCTGACCTTGCTCTTTCTTTACAAAGTTCTGTTAGTCCCCCATCCAAAGGGAAGTTAAATCCCATACTGACACCAGCGTTACCATTATGGGATTGGAATGTTGATGGGTCTTGACTACCATTCATACTTCCCAATACAAATGGGGAAAAACTCATGGTTGGTCCTTGACAACTTACACCTCCACCATAAGTGTTGACTGCATAAGGACCTTGTAACACCTGCACGGCCTGGTTTGTAACATTACCAGTAGCAGATGCTGAAGGTCCTGCAATATTTGTATTAGAAGGTGCTTGTTGTGCTTTACTTCTGGTAGAACCTGCAAGTGTTAATACTAAAATGGTTGCTACTGCGTAAAGACTGATATTGATGTAGTTGTTGATTGGGTTTCTGTGGTGCGATCTATCCATGTTTCCTTTGCCACTCCAGGACCGAGATAAGTCTCACTAAACTGGAAGGGAGCACCTTGATTCATAATACTGTAGTTTGCTCCTTGTTGAGGAGTGCCAGGAATGTTAATATTAGTTCCAGTCACAGTATAAGATGTGCCAGTTGCATATTCAACTTGGCGAATTGTTTCTATAACTTTTGTAGTTGATTCAGTTGTTGCGTTGATTGTACCTCTAGTAAAATTAGGCACAACAGTATTAGCCATAGCAGGAGTACAAATGACTCCCGCTGCTAAAAGCAAGACGGGAGTTAGATGTCTCATTTGAATACGCTTAACTCAATACTACGTTGTGCAGTTGCGGTGGTTCCAGGACCACCAGCAGTGACTGTAGGAACACCAGTAGGTGATAATGTACCAGCGAGAGAACCTTTGTCTCCTGCTAACTGAGTAACAGAATCCCCATAAAGGTTGGGAGAAGCAATAACTCCACCACTGACCGACTGAGTGGTGACTGGCGTATCAGCAGCATTGAAAGATTCTGAGAAACTGAATGCTTGACCTGCTGTATTGATATCATAAGTTCCAGCACCATTCACTCCACCAAAGGAGGTTGATTGAATATTTGTACCTGAAGCAGAATAAGATGCTCCAATTCGAGTTGATTGTACCGCAGCACCCTGAACATTTAGTTGAACAGAATCAGTAATTCTTGATGTAATTTCAGCAGCACTTGCAGGAGTAATGAAGAATAACGAAAAAACTAGAAGAAGTCTTTTCATTTTTCTTAAGTAGTAAACACTACTGTTATTTAGGTGGTATTTGTTTTAAATTGAATTCTTGACAAAATCTAAATAATAACTTATTATGCAGGGAACCCACTCAAAAGGTGGGTTTTGTCATAATGAGTCCTTGAAGTGACATTTAGAGCCGTGGAAAGTGCCCTTTGAAAAGAGGGTGTACCCCCTTTCTATACGGATGTAGAGTTCTATCAATTTAAATGCAAAATTTCTTTACAGTAGCCCTGCCCCTTCTGGCATCGGTTACAACCAGTACGGCATCACTGCCATTCGTCAACTACAAGATGCAAGGTCCCCCACCTCCAGTGGAAGAGACAATTAAAATGAATCTTGTAGATGAAAAGAAGACAGCAATCCGCGAGGTTGCACTACCAAAGCCAAAAGAGAAAAGGCTTATTTGTAAAGGGTGTAATGAACATGAGAATGCTACCCTGGTATTTTTCCAGGAGCGTGGTATTAAAGACAGAAACGCCCTTGCTACCATCATGGGCAATATTCGTCAGGAATCAACTTTTATTCCTAACATTTGCGAAGGTGGTAGTAGAACCAGTTGGAGTAACTGCGGACGCGGTTACGGACTGATTCAATGGACATCTGCCGATCGTTATTATGGATTGGGTGATTTTGCTAAGAGGTATGGTGGTTCTCCATCAGCACTTCACACGCAACTTCGTTATCTAACGACTGAGGTTCAATGGCAACGAATTGAGGACAGGATGAAAACTCCTGGTAAGTCCATCAATCGTTACATGGACTATGCGTATAGTTGGATTGGTTGGGGGCATCATGGTGCTCGCACTTCGTATGCTCATGATTATGCTTCTAAACTGATCACGGTAGAAGTTTAACAAACTGAATAAATATTGGGGAGTTCTACAGAACTCCCTTTTTTAGTAATTTAATTTAAATAAAAGTTATGACACAAGACAAATCTATAACTTCCAATTTAAATACTTTTGGGCATGAAGATCTAAAAGGTTTTGCCTCTTACTTGGGTATGGATTATGATGAACTTTTGAAAGTTCAAAAGAAAAATAATGAAGTGATACAAAAATATCTTGAATGTAATGAGGGTTAATTTTAATCTTGGTAAGAAAAAACCAGACATAAAACAATACGCAATAATCGGTATAGTATTATCTTCTATTATTGCAGCACTTTCACAATGCACAGGAGTTTCTGAGACTGGTCTTTGGGACTTACTGGACGAAATTCAAAGAAAATATTTTCCAGGCACAATACTTAATGAGTTTGTGATTAAGGATGATAAGAAACTTGAAAGAAGAATTAAGCGTGATGTTGATGCAGCAATTGCAGAGTATGAACGCTTGACAGGGGACGATGGAAAGGTTAGAATGCCTAAACCACGATACTCAGAGAAACCACCAGATGGGTCTTATGCCCAATCAGTTCTTGGAGGTGAAATGAGATTGTGTGCTCCCTGGGTTGACGACTGCCCCAAACAGTGATATCATTACCACATGGACTCCAGCAAGGTGCTTGCTTGGATATAAAAAACTGACGCCTCCCTCCGCAGAAAGAGTAACCATCAGGTCAGTGTCCACATGGGTAGGTGTCCGAGTGGTTAATGGAGGCGGACTGTAAATCCGCTGGCTCTGCCTACGGGGGTTCAAATCCCTCCCTGCCCACCTTGACAATTAAATCCATCACTGGTATAATTGTCTTATGTCTCAGTAGCTCAGTTGGATAGAGCAACTGCCTTCTAAGCAGTCGGTCGCTGGTTCGAGTCCAGCCTGAGACGCCAGGGGAATTAGCTCAGTTGGTAGAGCGCCTGCTTTGCAAGCAGGATGTCAGCGGTTCGAGTCCGCTATTCTCCATAACTAATAATTGAGTATGTTACATATATCACCAGATCCATTACTGATATTTCATACTATTATGGGAAGATTTTATTCTTTAGAAGAAATAAATCCTGAACTTAAACTCCTCTCTGACAATTATCAATCAATTGTTGAAGAGTTTAATCAAAATAAGGATAAACTTATTTGGACAAATTGGGCAGGTAATAATTATTACACGTCTGTAAAATCAAACCCATATGATGGGTGGCAAGTTGCTGCATTATATCTTGAATATAATAATTATATTGAACAGAATAGACATTACTATGAGCATGTTTACAAAACCAAGGCTCATATAGATTATGAAAGAGATATTATTTACAGCGATAATGCAGAATATCTACCAACTTTAACTAATGTTTCTTATCAGTCTGGTTTAAGACAAAGGGTTGGTATTAGTGTTGTTTATCCAGGTAAAGCAATTGACTGGCATGTAGATAATGATCCTTCTGATGATGATTACATCACTATTAGGGGTTTGTGGGGATTAGACGTTCAATCATCTAAAGATGAGTATGCATTTTTGGCATTGAATACTCAAAAGGGAGTATTTAGTGAATATTTTGAAAATAATAAATTTATGTTTTTTTGGGGAAATACTACTCATATGGTTTATAATACTTTGTCAACCCCAAGGTATTGTTTATGCTTTGATCAAAAAGTTAAGATTGATGATTTACTCTAAATAAAAAAACCTACTTGACAATTTAAAATAAGTGTGATAACATTTATAGGTGATTAAATAAAAAAATATAATGCCTAGTAGCTCAGCGGTAGAGCTATCGACTGTTAATCGATTGGTCCCTGGTTCGATCCCAGGCTGGGCAGTTGGAAGGTCTAGAAATGTCTGGGTCTTCCTTACTAAATCCTAAGTTCGCTTAGGTCGGGGACTTGATCACCCCCGCCAGTAACAAAAAACATGTCAATAGCGTGTCTATTGACTCTTCACGAAAGTGAAGCTTTTGCGGAAAGTGTCTTCCGCGAGTGGTGGGCACTCACTACTCATTAAGGGCGAATAGCTCAGCGGTAGAGCTACTGGTTTACACCCAGTCGGTCGGGGGTTCGATCCCCTCTTCGCCCATACATATTTAATATATGGTTTGATAAAATGTTAATACGTTGTAAATCTTGCAATAAAGAACTGCAAGCTCATGTTGCAAAAACTATTTCTTGTGGATGTCCTAATATGACATCTATTAAGAATGATACTATTTTTGCAAATGACCTTAGTCAAGTCATTATTATTGAAAGTACTAAGACCCCAAATAAAAATATTGGAGTCTTATCTTCTGATGATATTTCTTGGCAAGAAAGTAGAAGGCAAAGGAAAGTCCGTAAGTTGGACTTTGAAGTTAGATAGGATGCATATCTAAATCTTCTCCAATAATTGAATATTGCATTCCATCTTCTTTTAACTCTCCAAACCTGAATACTTTTTTTGAAAGTATGCTTCTTTGGAGAGTTCCTTCTTTTTCCGATTCTTCATTAAATCCCATATCAAATTTAATTCCTATTGGTTTAGATGCTACAATATCACCTGGTTGTGCTCTGATTCCGTCCAACCATTCACCTTTTAAAATTAAGGTTCTAAATTTTTTAAAACTAGATACAACAATACGTGCTCTTTCTTCAGCAGTAAATTCTCTGGGGTCTACAAGATATTCTGCTTCCCATCCAATATCACCAACTCTACCTGGTTCTGGATATTTAATGTATTTGATTAAATTTAGAATTTTTTGTTTGGTTACTTCTGGATTGTCGTAGTAAACTGAGTAATTATATTCTGCTGCTATGTAACTTTTTTTGCTATAATATGGAACAATGTATGGGCAGATATTAATTCTTTTACCATTAAAATCAAATGGAATTTTTATAGATAACTTCTTACCAGGTTCGTATAAGGTCTCTTTATCGTCATATCCTAGACTTAAAAGATATTCATCTATGTTCATGTTTGACAAAATAATATAGATATATTATACTATAAGAAATCAAATACTGGAAGCGTGGCCGAGTGGTTTATGGCAGTTGTCTTGAAAACAACCAACGTTAACAGCGTTCGTGGGTTCAAATCCTACCGCTTCCGTTTTTAACTATTTCTTTTGATTGTTATTAAACTTAGTATCAGGAGATACTAATGAGACGTTGACATTATTGTATTACCTATATACAATTTGTAAGTACACGTAGCACTGTGCCTTAATGGACCCATCTACAACAACTCCTTTACTAGGATTTTATATAACAATAATAATCCTTGGACTTATGGTTGCCTATGCAGGACTTGAAGGGACCATGAGAGTTTTTACATATCTGGATCTTGAATTGCGTCACTTTTTTATTCGGATGCAAATGAAAGTTTTAGGATGGAAATTAAAGCGTCAGCTAATTAAAGACACAAAGAGCTACGAAAAATTTCTAAAGGATTATCCTAATGAATAATAAAGAACTGTCCGACCTGTCTATTGATAGGAAGGAATGTCCTAAGTGTGGTGCCATTTGGTTGAATGGGCAGCATTATTGGTCTGGTACTGGGAAAGAAGGTGACCCACATGATCTTGCAGGTCTTGTATGTAATAACTTTGGTGATGAAACCTGCATAAATCCATGCAAAGGTTCAACAAGTGGGATAACATGGGAAAGGAGATTGACCCAATTAGAGCAAGACGAGTTCCGTGGTCCACAGAATGACTAAAATAAATTCAGAACATTATGTGACACAGAAGCAGTGTCAGGAGATGATTGATGATGCCATACGAAGACATAATCGTAATGCTTCGGTTATTTCAATGTGTGTTGGTTGGGTTGTTCTTTCACTTTTTGCTGAAGGTCTTCTTCGACTTATTGGAGTAATACCACCTCTACTACCATGGCTCAATATCACCTTGAAATAATTGGAATAGTTTTTCTGTTAGTATTTGCTGCCACGATGTTTTATCAGGGCACTTGTATTATGAAGGGTCACCGAGGATATTCTCTTCGGGACTATTTGAAACAAGATAGCACAAATATGCGTAAAAGAATAGAAGAATTACTCAAGGACAAATGATATCGCTTACAGAAGAAGATTTAAAGGAATTGCAAGAACTAGTTAAACAACAAAAGATGTCTGAGTTGTTTGAAGAACCATCAACTTATGAGGACGATGATGACTATGGAATGGCAGGAACTTATTGAGTTTCTTGGTAAACAAGTTTTGATTTTTATTGTGTTTATGTGTGGTCTTATTGTGGGATACGTGTATGGGTTTAGGAATGGTAGTGGGTTATAACCCCATAAATAATAAAAATTATTATATTAAATAATGTTTATTGAACCAAAATTGAGTAAAATACAAACTTCTATTTTTACATCTAATTACTCTCAAATTAAAAGTGATTATATTGAATTTAGGGATTGTAATTATTTTATAGATTATTCTCATACATACAATTTAACTTCATTAGATAATAATTTTTTGGGGTTTGTTCCAACATACACTCCAAATTTTCCCTGGAAAGTGTGTCCATTAATTTTTAATAGACAGCAAATTTTAAGGACACCTCTTCAAGTACAACAGTCTGAGACAGTAAGAATATTACTTAGTCAATCAATTAAACCAGTTCTTGCTGTATTTTCTATTCTTGAACCAGGAGTTGAAATTAGTCCCCATTCTGATGGAGATGAAAGAATTGATGATAACTTTTTACATTCAAGTGTAATAAAGTATCATTTTAGTTTAGATATTCCAAGCGATGGACCTTCAGCATTGGTTGTTAATGGAGAAGAACGTCTTCTTAAAAATGGAGACTTAAATTTATTTGATGAAAAATTATCAGAACATTATGCTTATAATAAGTCAGATACTCGTCGAGGGGTATTGATTGCTTCATATATAAGAGAGGAAGTCTTAAACGCTTGACAACAAAATTATGAGGATGTATAATATCCTCATACCAAGTCAACGGGGTGTAGCTCAGTTTGGATAGAGCACTGCTTTTGGGAAGCAGGGGCCGAAGGTTCAAATCCTTTCACCCCGACTTGGACAATATTTGTTCTTTTAATTCATGGATAAAAGTATTAAAATAAACGGTCAAGAACCACATGTTCTTGCAGATTCTCCATTAGTTTATCATAGAGAAGTTCTTCCAGAAGATTTGGTAGATCTTATGGTCAAAGAATTGAAAGAGATGGAAGAATTTAAAGTTCCATTTGAAGATGCTGGTGTTGGTGGTGAGGATAATGGTCGGATAGACCCAAAAATTAGAAATTCTAAAATCAATTGGTGGTTTGAAGACCATTGGGCATGTAGTGTAATTTCTTATTATATTGGTTTATCTAATAGAAAGTATTGGGAATATGATTTGAATTTACTTGAAAGTATACAAATCTCAGTATATCTTGAAAATGGACACTATGGTTGGCATAGTGATTATGGAACTTCAAAAAATGGGAAGTGGACTAGAAAACTTAGTGCAAGTGTTTTAGTTAGTGACCCTTCTGAATATGATGGTGGTGACTTAGAATTCATAGACTATCATGGCAATATTATACAGGCACCAAAAGAAAAAGGATCTGTTATTGTATTTGATTCAAGAATTCCTCATAGAGTTACTCCAGTAACAAGAGGAAGAAGAGTATCTTTGGTTACTTGGATGTATGGTCCCAAATTAAAATGAAGTGGCCAAGTTTTGCAGATAATCCGTTTAAACTGGTCAGGGTTCCAGAGAATTTATATTCTGAAATATTGAATTTTTATAATACTTGCGACTTCTCACAAAAAGAAGATTCTACCAATTCTCATTATGATCCTAAATACGGAGAACACATTACGGCTGGTTCGATAGCATTTAGAAATCCTTTAGGTGACCCTAAAAGAATTAAAAATCCTTATACCCATATAAACCATATTCCCACAGAAAAATTAAAAGAATGGGCGGATATTCTTCAACCAATATTGGAAGAATGGTCTCATCAAAAATTAAAATATAGCACGGGTTATGGAATAAGAAGTTATCCAAAAGACTCAATATTATGTTTACACCGAGATGAAATAAAAACTCATATTATTAGTTGTATAATTTTTATTGACGAGCAACCCAAAAATACAAATTGGCCTTTAGATTTTTGGGATCATGATGGTGTTAGACACAAGGTTGTTTTTGAACCTGGTGACATGTTATTATATGAGAGTCTATGTGTTCACTCTAGATATACTCCATTTCAAGGAGATTATTATAGGAACATGTACTTTCATTGGAGACCAGAAAATTGGGATTATATCCCATATAAAAATAATAAAGTACAATATCTTTGTCCTGCGGAGGTTGATGATGAGTATCGAAAAGGAACTTGGTAGTTTAAAGAGGTATACTGTGGAAGAGTTTCAAGCAGATTTTGATAACTTAATGAATTTGGTTGAAAAGGAAATGAAGTCTTTTATCATCACTAGTGAGTATGGTGAAGCAGTGCTCATGCCAGCAGATGAAGAATTGATACGAATATACACTGACCACAACGAAGCACCTTGACAACCATAAGACCATCTGTTACTATGGACCAGTCAACAAAAATTATTGATAACTTTATTGAACCATCAATTTTTGAACATTTTAAAAAAACAATTGTGGGAAATAATACAATTCCTTGGTTTTTAAATCATGGAATATCAACAAAGAATACTTACAATGATGAAGGAATTTATTTTACCCACACGTTTTATACAGACTACAATATTTCTAGTCAATACTTTGGATCTTTAAACCCAATCTTTGAAAAAATAAATCCAAAAGCAATTATTAGAGCAAGAGCAAATGTCTATCCAAAAACAAATAAAATTGTCCAGCATGGGATGCATATAGATTATCCATATGAACATTTTGGATTGATAGTTTATTTGAATACTAATAATGGATTTACTATTTTGGAAGATGGAACTAAAGTAGAATCAATAGAGAATAGAGCACTATTCTTTGATCCAAGTAAAAATCATTGTAGTACAACTTGCACGGATTCTTTTTTTAGATCTATTGTAATAGTTAACTATTTTTAATCGAGGGACTGTCGCCTATTGGTTAAGGCCCACTGCTTATAACGGTGTGAACTGAGTTCAATTCTCAGCAGTCCTATTGGTAGTCCTTAGCGATTAACTAAGTAGACGCCAACTTCTACTACGGATATCTTCCGTAGCGTCGTATGGGGATGGTTGGGCAGGGTCCGAGGACTTTGCCCAAATTGGGTGAAGTTCGACTATCCCCACTTGCTCCTTTAGCAATCTGGTGAATGCAGCGAACTCATAATTCGCCTGAGGCGTGTTCGATCCACGCAAGGAGCACTTGACAGATAACTGTCAAACCCTTATACTATTAAGGTCAACATTCAAAGCAATGACTCTCACAGAAAAATTTAAAAAAGATGTGCAAACTCTTCGTGGTGCTGCAAACGGTGATTTTTACCTAGATGTAAAAAACCCAAAACTCTTTAAAAAAGTCCGTCGTTATTATGAAAATGAAGGTGTAGTCTTTTCTGGAGATCCTCTAGATGATTATGATATTCTCATTGATTGTCTGGTTCAAGATCTTGAGCAAATTGAAGTTGCCTAGTCTCGGAATGACTATAAAAGTGCCCTGGTCGGGAGCAACCCCTTATGTCTAAATCTGATTTACTTCGGTGGATTGGAAACATTCTTCTTATAATTGGTTATCAAACTATGTTATGGGGAGAATTTAAATATGGTTTGATGATTAAAGTTATTGGAGGTCTTCTCACAATTCCTTTTGCTATCAAACTTAAACTTTGGGATGTGCTGTTTTTATGTGCATTCTTTGGTATCTCCGAAATATCAAAGTTAACCCAACTTTTCTTAGTTTCTTAAAACTAAGTGGTGGAGTCAATCTGACCCCTTATGTCCTCGTCGGATGGACTTTAAATATGCCGACTGGTGCGGATGGGAATCTCTCCCGCCTGTTTCCTAGTTCAGTCAAAACTAGGTGGCGCGTCCTTCTTTGGTTTTTATGGAAAACAAAAAATCTACACCAACTAATTCAGTTTTAGATAACTTTATTGGTGTTTGGGATAATGTATTTGATCAAGAATTCTGTGATTTTATTATTAATTATATTGATAATACTTCATTCATTAATTCTAGAAATTATAGTTTTGTTACAGATAAGCAAGTATGCCTTAGTGCATTTTCTCCATCTGAGGCAAACTATTTGATGGGAGGAATTGACTTCTGTATGAATCAATATATTGATTCATACCCTTATTTAAAACAATTTAGTTACCATAGTTGTACAGTTCTTCTTCAAAAAACGGAACCAAGGCGTGGTGGTTATCATTCTTTCCATGCAGAAAATACAACATGGATAACAAAAGAAAGAACTCTTGCTTGGACAGTGTACTTTAATGATATTGAAGATGGTGGAGAAACTGAATTTTTATATCAGGGGGTAAAAGTAAAGCCAAAATTAGGTAGAGTTGCAATTTGGCCTGGATCTTTTACTCATCTGCATAGGGGTAATCCCACACCAGTTAATAAGTATATTGCAACTGGGTGGTATGCTGGTAATATTGGAATGAGAACTTTCTCTCCTGAAAGAGATGTATCTAGTATTGATGCCCAATGATTAAAATCCCCCACTTAGAGTGGCATGTTACCCATTCTTGCAATTTTACTTGTGAGGGATGTGGTCATTATACTAATGATGGGTACAAAGAAAATATTTCACTTACCACTCTAAAAGAGTGGTATTTGTGTTGGAATAAAAAAATTTATCCAAAAGAATTGTCAATGTTAGGTGGAGAACCTCTTCTCAATAAGGAGATCGTTGATATTATTTACATGACAAAAGAGATTTGGAATATACAAGATGACCAAGAATTTGAATTAGTATCGAATGGATTGCTATTTGATAGAATTGATGGACTATCAAAAGCACTGATTGATACAAATTGTATTTTGACTATAACTAAACATTCGCAGGACCATAATTACATCAGATTATTTGATATTGCGATTCAAAAAATTAAGTCATCTGGAGTAAATTATAAAATACATGATGCATCTACTTATTGGTTAAGAACATATACTGGATATGGGTGTTCTATTGAACCAATTTGCAGTGATGATTATATTGAGAGTTGGAATAATTGTCCAGGAGGACAAGAAAACTTTCAATTATTGGATGGTAAAATATATAAATGTGCGGCGCTTGCTTACTTACCACTACAAAAGAAAAAATTTGGGAATAATCTATCATCAAAATGGGATCCTTATTTAAAGTATAACCCATTGTTACCAACTAGTTCTGAGATAGATATTCTAGAATTTTTCACAAGAACTGCGGAACCAGTTTGTACAATGTGCCCTAAAAAGGCAAATAAATTTACGAAAAAGACACCATTACATTCTCCAAATTATGGAAAAAAATATTATTAAATCTGATTATGTACATGTAGTTAAAAATGTTTTTTCTGATGATTTGCAGAATGAATTAAAAGTAAGTTCTGATAAACATTTTAAATATAATTTACTACATGCAGATGCAATAGAAGTAACAAAATGTATTATTGACTGCCATGGATTGGCATTATCATCAAGTTCTTATTTTCCCTATGATGAGAGATGTTGGAATATATTTTGTCTTAGAGTAAAACATCATGTACTGGAATATTTTAAAGTTGTTGGTGTTGATGAATCTTTAATTGTTCCCCATTCTTGTTGGGGAGAAAGATCAGCAACAAAACCAAATAGCATATTTAGTGTAATTAATTTTGAATCTTCAATTTTTCAGGATGATTTTGGACTCGTTGATGACGACTGGCTTAAAAAACATATGATAAGAACTGTATATTATCTAAGAAATGATAATGTACATATGGGAACGGATATAAAAATAGGAAATAAAATTAAATCTATTCCTGGAGAACAGAATTCGTTGGTTATTTTTAATGGTGGTTCATATCCATGTTCAAATAAATTTTTAATTAATAGTGATTTTATAAAATATAATATTGTATTTGATTGGTATATTAATATTCCCTTTGGAGTTCCTGATTGGGTTTTACCTTAATCAATATACTCACAATCAACTACAATGGTAATTCTAGGATAAACTTCAGTTTCTTTAATTGGTGGATATAATGCTGTATGATATAGTCTAGGGTCAAAAATCATAATAGTATTTTCTTCTCCGTTATTATTAAATATTTTTTTATTTGTTATTTTTACTATAGTTCCATATTTTGGGTCTGGGTTTTTTAAATAATAAACCATTCCTATAGGATTGGTTTTATGGGAATGCATATTTCCAAATGTATTATGCAACCCTAATCTTTTTTCCAACTCATTTTTTGAGTGTACACTTGGAAAATCTAAATTGTGCAGTCTAGTAATCCAAGAAGAATGTAAACGAATATTTTGTATATTGATTCCTGTTACTTTGCAATATTGTGCAATATGTTTTTTTGCTTCCGAATAAAAATTTACCCAAACTTGCTCAGATAGGAAAGATTCTTGTATCGCGTTACCCAATAAATTCTGAGATGCTTCTGGGGGAAATACTTCTTCAAGTGTACTCTTTCGAGTATTCTCTAACCATTTTACCGCAGAGGAATATAGTTCTGGAAGAGATTCTTCTGGCATAAAATTATATGCTTTGTAGAAATAATTCCCTTCGTGCTTTTTTATTTGAGCGGTTTTTTCCATTAAGATAATGAGTCCAGTAAGAGTATTTATTATTGATGTTTTTGTTTGGAGGTGCTATAATTTTTGGTGAATATACACTTACTATGAAGACTGCTTTAATTACAGGAATCACGGGGCAAGATGGTTCTTATCTTGCTGAATTATTGATTGAAAAGGGATACATGGTTCATGGAATAATTCGTAGAGCATCCCTTATTAATACACATAGGATTGATCATATTTTTAATCACCCACATCTCAAGTTACATTATGGGGATTTGACCGATTCTGCAAATATTATTCACATTCTCCAACAAACTAAACCTGATGAGATTTATAATCTCGCGGCACAAAGTCATGTAAAAGTATCGTTTGAGATGCCTGAGTATACTGGTAATGTTGATGGATTGGGAACTCTTAGAATTCTTGAAGCGGTAAGAATTTTGGGAATGGAAAAAACTTGTAGAGTTTATCAAGCATCTACAAGTGAACTTTATGGATTAGTGCAAGAGGTTCCTCAAAAAGAAACTACTCCCTTTTATCCACGTTCTCCTTATGGGGTAGCAAAATTATATGGATATTGGATTACAAAGAATTATCGAGAATCCTATGGAATGTATGCTTGCACAGGAATACTTTTTAACCATGAATCTCCTCGTCGTGGTGAGACATTTGTTACCCGTAAAATAACAAGAGGTCTTTCTAAAATTAGTGCTGGATTGCAGGATGTTTTATATCTTGGCAATTTAAATGCTAAAAGAGATTGGGGACATGCCAAAGATTTTGTCGAAGCAATGTGGATGATGCTTCAACAAGATGAACCCGATGATTATGTGATTGCTACTGGTGAACAATATTCAGTTAGGGCATTTGTTGAGACTGCAGCACCTTACTTTGGAATGAAGATTAAATGGGAAGGTAGTGGTCTAGATGAAGTTGGTATTGATAAGAATACTAATAGAGTAGTTGTTAAAGTTGACCCTAAATATTTTAGACCTGCTGAAGTTGAATCTTTGTTGGGAGATCCCACAAAAGCAAAGGAAAATCTTGGGTGGGAACCAAAAATTACTTTTAATGAATTAGTTGAGGATATGTGCATTTATGGACAGTGATTCTAAAATTTTAGTTGCTGGTGCTCGTGGTCTAGTGGGGTCAGCAATTGTTAGAAATCTAAGAAGCAAAGGATATACTAACATTATTGAAGGGACTCGTGATGATATAGATTTTACTAATCAGGATGATACTGAAAGGTATTTTTGTTCAGAAGAACCAGAATATGTATTCCTTGCTGCTGCTAAAGTTGGTGGCATTATGGCAAACAAAACTCGCCCAGCAGAATTCATCTATGATAATTTGATGATCCAATCAAATATCATAAATGCGGCGTATAATTATGGTATTAAAAAGTTGGTATTTCTTGGGTCCTCTTGCATTTATCCAAAGCACCCAAACATTCCAATTACTGAAGACCAGTTGATGACTGGTCCTTTAGAACCAACTAATGATGCATATGCAATTGCTAAGATTGCTGGAATTAAAATGTGTCAATCATATCGTCAACAATATGGATTTGATGCAATTTCTTTACAACCAACTAATCTATATGGAGTAAATGATAATTTTAATCCAGAATCTAGTCATGTAATTCCTGGTATCATGCGTAGAATGCATGAGGCAAAGTTAAATGGAGATTCTCAATTTGTTTGTTGGGGAGATGGTTCTCCTCTTCGTGAATTTCTTTATATTGATGATATGGCAGAAGCATGTTATATTTGTATGAATGAATATGATGATTCAGAAATTATCAATATTGGTACTGGATCTGATATTACAATTAAAGAATTAACAGAAATTATTGCTAAAGTAATTGATTATCGTGGAGAAATTGTTTGGGATATTAGTAAACCAAATGGTACTCCAAGAAAGGTAATGAATGTTGACAAACTTAAGTCTCTTGGTTGGAGTCCTAAAGTTGGAATCCGTCAGGGAATTTATCAAACGTATGAATGGTTTAAAGAGAACTATGATCGGATTTAATAATCTAGGAAAACTAGGAAGACTTGGAAATCAAATGTTTCAGTATGCCTCTTTGAGAGGAATTGCTGCAAACAATGGATATAACTGGATGATTCCACCACCATCTGATGACCCATCTGGATATGATGAGTGGAGTGACCATCAATTACTTTATCCATTTGTGCTTGAAAATTTGCAAAATTTAAATGTTCAGCATATTTGTGGAGCAAGACCTACATTAAAAGAAAGCACCTTTGCTTTTGATGAAGAACTTTTTAATAACTGTCCCAAATGGGTTAATTTGGAAGGATACTTTCAAAGCGAAAAATACTTTAAAAATATTGAAGATCAGATCAGAGAAGATTTTACATTCAACCCCCAGTATCTTCGACCTTCAAGATCTATGATGAATAGTGTTGAAGAACCAGTATCTTTGCATATACGCAGAACAGATTATTTGCAACTTGCACATAACCATAATAATCTTGGTTTGGATTATTATGAAGAGGCACTAAGTCATTTTGATAATGATCGAACTGTAATTATATTCTCTGATGATCCTAAATGGTGTAAGGAACAAAAATTGTTTGAGGACGATAGATTTTTAGTTGCAGAAGGAAATATTAGTTACATCGATTTGTGTCTTATGACTATGTGTAAGTCACACATCATTGCCAATTCCTCATTCTCTTGGTGGGGTGCTTGGTTGGCAAAAAGTCAAAAAGTTATTGCACCTAAAAACTGGTTTGGTCCAGATAATCAACACCTAGATACAAAAGATCTTTATTGCCCTGATTGGATTGTAATTTAATGAAAGTCGCTGTTATTTTTATTGGAACAGAAAAATATTTAAACTTTTTGCCTGCGTGGTATGAAGGATGTGAAAAGTTTTTGTTGCCAAATGTAGACAAAAAGTATATAATTTTTACGGATGGAGAGATTCCAGAATCTCCAGATAATGCCATTGTATATCATCAAGAACATCTAGAATGGCCATTTATTACTTTGTATAGATTCAAAATGATTCAAAAATGTTTTGATGATATTCAAGATTGTGATTGGTTAATTTTCTTGGATGCAGATATGAGAGTTGTTGATACTGTCAACATTGAGGATTTACTTGATGATACCAAGAAATACATTGGTGTTCATCATCCATGTCATTATTTAAAAATGCAACCTCATGATGAACTTCCTGGTGCATTTGACGTAACGCCTTTATCCAAAGCTTGTGTTACAGAATCTGATGACTTGTCTGTTTATGTTCAGGGATGTCTTTGGGGAGGTAAATTGCCATATGTTATGGATATGATCAAAGAACTTGACCAGAGAATTGATGATGATTATAAAAATAATATTATTGCAACTTGGCATGATGAGAGTCATCTAAACAAATTTTATATTCAAAATCGTGAAGACGTATTTGTAGCATCTCCAAGTCTTGCTTATCCAGAGGTATTTGCCAAAGCATGTACCTTTGAACCAAAAATTGTACACCTAGCAAAAGATAATAGTAAATATCATGTCTAAAATTGCTATGATTTACTCGGGTCAACCGAGGCATTTGAAGGAGTGTTATGAAAATCATCGTCAAACTTTTTGGGAAGCAAACCCAGATTGTGAGATTGATGTATTTGCTCATATTTGGTATGATGAGGCATGGGTTGGAACTTATTTTTGGGATCAATACAAGGACCGTGGTCGTTGGGAATCAGACCTAAAAGACTTTATGGTTGATAAATGGCAACCTAAAGGTCTTGTCTTTGAAGAACCAAAGGAATTTGAAGCAGAAGATATTCATCCAGACCCTAGATTTCCTCACCCAGTCAATAATATTATCTCAATGTTTTATAGTCTGAGTGAAGCAAATAATCTTAAGAAAAAATATGAGGAAGAAAATGATTTCAAGTATGATTGTGTTGTCCGTTTGAGAACTGACGAATACTTCTATACTCCTATTGGTCCCATTTCAAACTATGATTTGAATACTGTGAATGTTCTTAACGAATGGGCACATGTGGAACATGGTATTAACGACCATTTTGCGTTTGGGTCTTCCGAGTTAATGGATAAATATTTTGACGTATATGACAACTTTGTTGAAATATGTGAGATGGGTGCAGAAATCAACCCTGAATGTTTGATTGGATTTAATGCACAAAAGAGGCATAATCTTCCCATCACTAAAAACCCCTGGCACTATGTACTTTGGAGAGATAAAAAATAATGACCAAACTTGTTATCTTTGATTTGGATGGAGTCTTAATCGACAGTAAAGATTATCATTATGAAGCATTAAACCAAGCACTTGGAGATGAGTATGCTATCAGCAGAGAAGAGCATGTTAGCATTTATGATGGTCTTCCTACCAAAGCAAAACTAGAACTTTTAACCAAGAATAAAGGTCTTCCTGTAGATCTTTATGATACAATTTGGAGAGATAAGCAAGAAGCAACACTTAAGATTTTTAACGACTGCGTTGCAAAGGATTATGAGTTGATGGGGTACTTCCAACAACTTGTAGATGCAGGATATAAGATTGCTGTTGCATCTAATAGTATTAGGAATACTGTGAAGATTATTCTATTGCGTCTTGGACTTCTGGAATTTGTGGATATGTACGTCTCTAATGAAGACGTTGTTCGCAACAAACCATTCCCAGCAATGTATTGGAAGTGTATGACTGCTCTTGGAGCACTTCCTGCAGATACCGTGATTGTCGAAGATAGTCATATTGGTCGTCAAGGTGCTCTTGACAGTAAGGCACATTTAGTTCCTGTAGAAGATCGTAAAGATCTCAATCAGGTAAAGATTGATAGAATTAAAAAAATTCTGAATGGTACAAAACAAAAAGTTGCATGGGAGAGTAAAACAATGAATGTTCTTATTCCTATGGCAGGTGCTGGTAGCAGGTTTGCTAGTCAGGGTTACACCTTCCCTAAACCTTTGATTGAAGTTAAAGGTAAACCAATGATCCAAGTGGTTGTTGAGAACCTGAACATCAAAGCAAATTATACTTTTATTGTTCAAAAGGAACATTATGAAAAGTATAATCTGAACTATCTACTTCCTTTGATTGCTCCTGGATGCAATATTGTTCAAGTTGATGGTCTAACTGAAGGTGCTTGCTGCACCACTCTTCTTGCAAAGGAGTTTATCAATAATGATGAACCTCTTGTAATGGCAAATTCGGACCAGTTTGTGGAATGGGATAGCAACGAAACCCTTTATGCATTCCAGAACGGTGAAGTTGATGGTGGAATTGTTACATTCCCAGCGACTCATCCTAAGTGGTCTTATGCTAAACTTGGTGAAGAGGGTTATGTTGAGGAGGTTGCTGAGAAGAAACCAATTTCTGAACATGCCACTGTTGGTATCTACTATTGGAAGAAAGGTTCTGACTATGTGAAGTATGCAGAACAAATGATTGCCAAAGATATTCGTGTTAATAATGAATATTATGTTTGTCCAGTATTTAATGAAGCGATTGGTGATGGTAAAAAAATCCGCATCAAAGAAATCGATAAGTCTGGTATGTGGGGTATTGGTACTCCAGAAGACCTGAACTACTTCCTTGAACATTATAAAGGAGAAGTCTGATGAAAGTAGCACTTGCATTTTTTGGGCAACCTAGATTTGTTGACAACCAACAAATTATTGATACTTACAAAGAAGTAATTCTTGACCGATATGATACTGATGTATTTGGGCATATGTGGTGGGAGGAAGATGCTGAAGAGTATGACTATTCCTCATGGTCCAAAATAAACAAGTGTCCTGTTTCTAAAGATGCACCTAAAATTATTGCTGATAATTATCAACCATTGATTTTGGGTATTGAAAGTCCAAAAACTTTTGAGTTACCCTCAAAAGCAAAAGAATTCATTGATGAAAAGTTTACTAATAAACACCCAGCAAGAGAGTTGTATGGGGAGAGTGGTAATCACTGGAATCCTAAAAATTACAGTAATGTAATGTCCCAAATGTATTCCATTAAATCTGTTGCAAATATTGTCAAATCATACGCTGAGGAAACAAATACCAGCTATGATTTTATTGTCCTTGCAAGATATGATACTGTTCTTCTTAACTTCCCAGATCTTAATACCTGCGACAAATACAAATTCTATCTACCAGGACATCATCCTAGATTTCCAGATACAATTCAATTTTTTGGACCTAAGTATCTTACTTGGGCACTCAATGCATTTGATGATATTGAAGATGTTTATGAAGACATTTGGGAACCATCTCCAGAAGCATTTAAAATGGGATCATTTTTAAAATGGTTTGAGCACTCTGATCTTGCTCCTTGTCCTATGGATGCTGCTTGTATTAGAGGTTGATATGAAACTAATTGCCCATCGTGCTAATATTGATGGACCAAATCCATCAATTGAAAATAGTCCAGAACAAATTGACAAATGTATAGAACAGGGTTATGATGTTGAAATAGATCTAAGATACCATAAAGCAACTAATACTTTATGGTTAGGTCATGATGAACCTCAATATCTGGTAACTCGGTGGTGGTTAGCAACAAGAATTGATAGTCTTTGGATTCATTGTAAAGACTTAGATACTCTTCATGAAATGTCAGTTAATACCTCTGGATACAATTATTTTTGGCATCAAGAGGATGATTATACTCTCACCAGTAAAAAATATATCTGGGCGTATCCTGGTAAATCATATACATCTAATACTGTTATTGTTATGCCAGAATGGAATAATATGATTTGGGATACCCTAAGAGTTACTAATTGTTATGGTATTTGTACAGATTACCCCGAAAAATTAAAATGAAAATCACTCTCATAGGTCCTGGAATTATGCCGATCCCTCCAACTGGTTGGGGTGCGGTTGAGATTCTTGTTTGGGATACTAAATGTGCCCTAGAAGAACTGGGTCATGAAGTACAAATTATTAATACCAAAGATAATCGTCAAATTATCAATGGGATTAATGCATTTGTACCAGACTTTGTTCATGTGCATTATGATGAATTTATTCCTATTGTTCCTTACATTCAATATCCAAATGCAATTACAAGTCATTTTGGATATCTAGAACGTAAAGAAATGTTCAATGGTTACATTAATGTTGCCAATGAATTCATGAGGATTAAACCAAATGTATTTTGTCTCTCACCAGGAATTGAGAAAGTATATAATGTTATGTTTGATATTCCAAAAGAGAATACTTACATAACACCTAATGGGGTCAATACTGATAAGTTTACATTTAAAGATACTCCAGAATATCCCGATAGAAGTTTATATCTTGCAAAGATTGATTATAGAAAAAGACAACATTTATTCCAATCAATTGATAGTCTTTGGTTTGCTGGTAATCTCGCTGATAGCAGATTTAATACTAGTAAAAACTATTTGGGAGAGTGGTCAAAAGAGACTCTTTATAATCAATTGACTGATTATGGTAATCTTGTTCTTCTTTCAGATGGAGAGGCACATCCTCTTGTTTGTATGGAAGCACTTGCTGCTGGACTTGGAGTAGTTGTTTGTGAATGGGGTAAAGCAAATCTTGATACTGATAAAGAATTTATTACAGTAATTCCAGAAGAAAAGATTACCGATATTGATTATGTTGAGAATGCTATAATTAAAAACAGAGAATATTCTATTGCTCATAGAAATGAGATTGTAGAATATTCAAAACAGTTTGACTGGAAAGAAGTTCTTAAAAAGTATTACATCCCTAGTGTAGAAAAAGTAATTGAACGTCATGCATAGTACTTTATTAGATAAAAATAAATCTGCATATAAGTTAAATGGGTTTGGACCCATTTATTACTTGAATATGGACGAAGATACTGATCGTCGTCAACATATAGAGGACCAATTTAAATATTGGGAAATAGAAGATTATACCAGAATTTCTGCATATGATGGTAGAGATGATGATTTAAGTGATATTATTAAAGGTAGATATCCAGAATCAATGTCTTCGGGAGAGGTTGGGTGTATTACATCACATTTAAAAGCAATTAAACATTGGTATGATAATTCAACCAGTCCTTATGCAATTATCATGGAAGATGATTGTAATCTTGATGTAGTACAATACTGGAATTTTTCTTGGAATGATTTTGCATCTATGCTTCCCTATGATTGGGATGTAGTGCAACTAGCAATTATTCAAACAGGAGACATTCATGTTAAGTTGCATAGGAGATTTGTAAATGATTTCTCCACGGCTTGTTATATGATTACTAGACATCATGCATCAAAACTGATTTATCACCACGTCAAAGGTGTTGATAAGTACCGTCTGGATAATGGGGTAAAACCAAGACCAGTTGCTGATGACCTCATTTACAATTCTGGTAACACCTATTCCATTCCTCTACTTCTTTATCGACTACAATTAGGGTCATCCATTCATCCAGAGCATGTTGATGTATTTCATCGTCAAAGTCATGATGGAATTATGACCTGGTGGCAGCAAATGGGTGCGTCTATGGATGTGAAAGATTTGACTGATTATGATCCTTACCTTGGTAAGGTAAGCGACCCTAGCGGATTAAAGTCTTAACCTAAATTTAATTGACAATCTTAAGAAAGTGTTATATGATGCTTGCGTCCTGGAAACAGGGCGTTTTTTAGTTCTAAAATATCAAAACAAATTTATGAAACTCAAACAACTGATGCTTGCACCTGTTGCTATGGGAATGGTTGCTCCTGTTGCTGCGAATGCCGCAGACCTTAATATGGCAGCAGTCAACCAATATTCCACTTCGGAACAAGTCACAAGCATTACTCAACTGTCTGATGTAAAACCCACTGATTGGGCATATCAGGCACTCAATAATCTCGTTGAGCGTTATGGTTGCGTTGCTGGTTATGAAAACGGAACTTATCTTGGTGGTAAGTCAATGACCCGTTTTGAGGCAGCAGCACTTCTGAATGCTTGCCTTGACCGTGTGACTGAAGTTACTGATGAACTTTCTCGCCTCTCAAAAGAGTTTGCTGACGAACTTCTTGTTATTCGTGGTCGTGTTGCCAAACTGGAAACCCAAGTTGGTCAACTCCAAGCAACTCAGTTCTCCACAACTACCAAACTGAAAGGTGAAGCAACTTTTGTTCTTGGTGGTGTAGAAGGTGCTCGTCTTGCTAATAATACTAATGTTGGTAATACTGCATTCAACTACGATCTTCGTCTGAACTTTGACACTTCGTTCACTGGTAAGGACCTGCTTCGTACTCGTCTGCGTTCTGGTAACTTCTCCAGTCAACCCTTCGGTTCTTCCTCTTCTCTGTTCAAACTGGACAAGGCAGAATCTTATGCGAACCAAGTCAATCTTGACCGTCTGTACTACAGCTTCCCCGCACTTGCTAAGGGTGTGACCCTGACTGCTGGTGCTCTGGTTCGTAACACTGAGATGGCATGGATTCCCACTGCATATAAGTCGGATGTTCTTGACTTCTTTGCTGTTGCTGGTGCTCCTGGTGTCTACAACAAGGCAACGGGTTCTGGTTTCGGTGCTCAGTGGGCACAACCTGGTAAGAAAGGTTTTGTTGCTAACCTGAACTATGTTGCTCAGAACGGTTCTGATTCTACCAAAGGTGAATTTGATGCCTCTGGTGCTCTGAACACTCTGGCACAGATTGGTTATCGTGCTCCCCAGTATGGTATTGCATTCGGTTATCGTAATGGTACTGAAGGCACTCGTATTCGTACCTTTAACGGTGTTGCTGGTAATGGTGGTACTCTTGCCGCTAATCAAACCTCTAATGGTTATGCTCTGAATGCTTACTGGCAACCCAAGAAGTCTGGCATCATTCCTTCGGTCTCTGCCGCTTATGGTTGGAACTATGTGAGTGGTCCTGCAACTCCTAATGCTGCAACCAACTCTCAGACTTGGATGGCAGGCGTTCAGTGGAGCGATGTGTTTGCTAAGGGCAATGCCTCTGGTTTTGCCATCGGTCAACCTGGCAACGCGACTACTCTGACCAAAGACGCTCTGATGTGGGAAGCGTTTTATCGTTACAAAGTTAGCGATAATATTAGCGTAACTCCTGCAATCTTCTATGTCTCTAACAATCAGGCATTTAAGAACGCATCTTCTAACTATGGTGGTGTGATTCAAACGACCTTCAGGTTCTGATCATCTGACAAAATAAGTATCATATGATACAGGGGGTGCTTGACACCCCTTTATTTTTGCTATATAATTGTGTAACAATTCTTAACGAATGTACAATGACTGTAACAACTAATGATCGTGGTCAGCAAAACATGTGGGCAAAAGAACCCACTATGTACTACGAAAACTATGGGATGGATACTCCCAACCAAGTAAAGGAGAAGTACAATGGGCGCTGGGCAATGGTCGGTATTATTGCTGGTCTCATTTCTTATGTTGGCACTGGCAAACTCTTCTTCGGCATCTTCTGACAATTGATTGACAATGACTTCAACTATCTTTACAATTACTAGTGTTGCCTTTTTCGTTCTTCTGGCAGCATCCGTAGAAAAACTTTGTGAGACTTACTGATGACCGTTTATAGCGTTACACTTCAAACCCCTGATGGCGAAACCACTATCCAGTGTGCCGAAGACCAATACATTCTAGAAGCTGCTGAAGAGGCAGGAGTTGATCTTCCTTCATCTTGCCGTGCTGGTGCTTGCTCTGCTTGCGCTGGTAAACTAATCAGCGGCACTGTGGATAATGAGGAGCAATCGTTCCTTGATGATGAACAACTAGCAGATGGTTGGGTGCTTACCTGTGTTGCCTATCCTACTAGTGACTGTGTTATTCTGACTGAGCAGGAAGAGAACTTGTGATTGGAAATCTTGAACCAGAAGAAAGTGTTATGGGTACTGGTGGTATGCTCGGGCAATTTGCAATTGCCCTTGAAAAACTTGGATGGGATGCCAACGATGAACTCTCTGTAGAAATTGGTGGCGTTGCAGTTACAGGAACTGCAACTCATCCAGATGCAAATCCAAAATGGGCAAAACCATTTGGAACCGTAACATATCAGAACGATGCTTTCATTGTTATTAAAAATAAATCAAGGAACCCTGTAGTTCCTTCTCAACCCAATACTGAACTTAAACAACAACATTCTTACAAAGGAGAAACAAAATGAAATTTGGATGGACCCCTGAGGCTGAGATTCTTAATGCTCGTCTCGCTATGCTTGGATTTGTAATTGCTGTTGGCACTTACATCACAACTGGACAAATTATTCCTGGTATTTTTTGATTTTTAATTTATATGGATAATCAAGTTCCTGCTATTAATTTTGTATTTCGTGAGAATGGAGAATTTGTGACCCGTTCTTCTACTGAAATTTTTTCTAATAAGAGAGTTGTAATTTTCTCACTCCCTGGAGCATTTACTCCTACCTGCAGTGCTTATCAACTTCCTGGATTTGAAGATAACTATGATGTAATCCGAGAGAAGGGAATTGATGAGATTTATTGCATTTCTGTTAATGATGGATTTGTAATGAATGCCTGGGCAAAAGACCAAGGAATTGAAAAGGTTAAGTTAATTCCTGATGGCAATGCTGAGTTTACTCGTGAGATGGGAATGCTTGTATCGAAAAACAATCTTGGATTTGGCAATCGTTCTTGGCGTTATGCTGCAGTAATTAATGATGGTGTAATTGAATGGATGTCTGTAGAACCTGGACAGCGTTCTAATGCAGAAGACGATCCTTATGTAAATTCTACTCCAGAAGAAGTAATTAAATATCTGAATACGAAATAAAAAAAAGGGGGGCATATGCCCCCTATTTTTATGTCTTTAATTTATCAGACTTCTGTAGTATCTTCTTGATCGGCAGCTTCAATATATTGTCCTGCTGCCTTTAATAGTTCTGTTGCTTCTTCATCATGGATAGCATTTTTTTGCGCCCATACGAGATTCATTTCAGAAACTGTTTTTTTATTTTTTACGTCGTTGCAAATTGCTAGAAGTCTAGCTCTTGTAGGTGCGTTTAACATCTGTCCTTCTTGAGAAATCTCTTTTTATTTATTTAGTAAGATTCTTTTATTAGTATTCGGTTTTCCATAAGGTCTCCAAATAAATTAACCGTCAAATGACCTTGACACCAGTATGAGGATATGTTAATATAAATACATCAAACGTTAAGGAACGTAACAAATCTTTAATGTTTGTAACTCCCACTAACCGAGACCTATGGGGAGTATAAAAACGTCTCTCATATCCCCGCTGAGGGTGCGGGGAGCATAGTATCACCACCATTTCCCTGATGGTCTTACTACTTTTTTTAAACAAATGACTGCTTCAATCGCTTCACGTCAACAACAATCGAATACTTGGGAACAGTTCTGCAACTGGGTTACTTCAACCGATAACCGTCTTTATGTTGGTTGGTTCGGTGTTCTGATGATTCCCACCCTGCTTGCTGCTACAACTTGTTTCATCATCGCATTCATCGGTGCTCCTCCTGTGGACATTGATGGTATCCGTGAACCCGTTGCTGGTTCACTCATGTACGGAAACAACATCATCTCTGGTGCTGTCATTCCTTCGTCCAATGCTATTGGACTGCACTTTTATCCCATCTGGGAAGCTGCTTCCCTAGATGAGTGGCTTTACAACGGTGGTCCGTTCCAACTGGTTGTGTTCCACTTCCTGATTGGTATCTACGCCTACATGGGTCGTGAGTGGGAACTCTCTTATCGTCTGGGTATGCGTCCTTGGATCTGTGTTGCTTACAGCGCACCTGTCGCTGCTGCGAGTGCAGTGTTCCTGGTTTATCCTTTTGGTCAAGGTTCTTTCTCTGATGCGATGCCTCTGGGTATCTCTGGTACGTTCAACTATATGCTTGTGTTCCAGGCAGAGCACAACATCCTGATGCACCCCTTCCATATGCTTGGTGTTGCTGGTGTGTTTGGTGGTTCTCTGTTCAGTGCTATGCACGGTTCTCTGGTTACTTCCTCGCTGGTTCGTGAAACTACCGAAAACGAGTCCCAGAATTATGGTTACAAGTTTGGTCAAGAAGAAGAAACTTATAACATCGTTGCTGCCCACGGTTACTTTGGTCGCCTTATCTTCCAATATGCTTCCTTTAATAACTCACGTTCGCTGCACTTCTTCCTCGCTGCATGGCCTGTAGTTGGCATCTGGTTCACTGCTCTTGGTGTTAGCACCATGGCATTCAACCTCAACGGTTTCAACTTCAACCAGTCCATCGTTGATAGTCAAGGTCGTGTGCTCAATACTTGGGCAGATGTTCTGAACCGTGCTGGTCTGGGTATGGAAGTGATGCATGAACGTAATGCTCACAACTTCCCACTTGACCTTGCTGCTGCTGAAAGCACTCCTATTGCTCTCACCGCACCTGCAATCGGTTGATAAAAACTGAATAACTGATATAATTAAGAGGGTATAACAACCCTCTTTTTTTATGTCTCATAATACTCAACACGAACCTGTACCTAATTGGGTAATCTGGGCAGGTGTAGGTATGATGGTATTCACAGTTCTTGTATTTGTTTTATTCACTCTTGGGGTAATTTATTGGGGATAGAAATTTATGTTTATTTTTAAAGTAGGTGATATTTGTAGGATTAATAATCCAATTCAAAGACGGCACGGAAGAGAATTTGAAATTCTAGGTTTTATGTATGATAAAGATGATGAATATTTTCCTCCAATTGCAATGAAAGTTAGATACTTAGACACCAATCGTAAAGGAACATATGATTGCTCATTTGATTCTCTCGTTGTAATTGGATAAGCACTAATACTCATTGACCTCTTTGTTAAGGAATGTTAAGATAAATATGAGAAATACATAGGAGGTTATGACTTCTTCAACACTTTCACAACCAATTTCACAAAGAGGATGGTTCGATGTCCTGGATGACTGGCTTAAACGAGATCGCTTTGTATTTGTGGGTTGGTCTGGACTATTACTTTTTCCCACTGCTTATCTTGCCCTTGGTGGTTGGCTTACTGGCACGACGTTTGTTACAAGCTGGTACACCCACGGGTTGGCGTCTAGTTATCTTGAGGGTGCTAATTTCCTTACAGCGGCTGTGTCAACGCCTGCAGATTCTATGGGTCATTCTCTTCTTCTACTTTGGGGTCCTGAGGCTCAAGGGGATATCGTCAGGTGGTTCCAACTTGGGGGACTCTGGACTTTTGTGGCACTCCACGGCGCCTTTAGTTTGATTGGATTCATGCTTCGTCAGTTTGAGATTGCTCGTCTGGTAGGTATCCGTCCATATAACGCAATCGCATTCTCTGGTCCTATTGCAGTATTTGTTTCTGTATTCTTGATGTATCCACTGGGACAATCCAGTTGGTTCTTTGCA